TCCGTTTCGGAAATCTTATTGCCATGAAAATCAGCAGTGTAAAACGTGTAATCAGCATAAGCCATAGCCTACACCTCCGTTTCGCTTGTCGTATCCTCTACCGCAACTGCATCGACGATTTCCTGAATGATTGCGTCCTTCTTGCTTGCCGACCCGAGGTCAATGCCAAGTTCGGCGGCATAAGCTTTTAGTTCAGGGACTGTCATGCTCTTATAATCAATGACATTTTCATTTTCGCAATAGTCGGCAGGCGGTTCTATTGTTATTGGCTTCTCGTTAAAAGTCAATCCTACTGTCTTTGCCATAACGACACCTCCTATGCCTTGTGGTGCAGATAAATACCTGCCGCCTTGTTTTCGTACACATCAGCCAGACCATAAGCACGGAAGAAGAACAGCCAGCTGTCATCCGTCTGATTTTCCTCCGGCGTAACGACCTTGTTTACCGTGTGCTTAGGATACTGGATAACCGCCGACTTCTGGATTATCATAAAGTTTATATCCTTTGCGGTTGTCGCCTTAGCAAAACCGCCTGCCGTTTCATCGACGCCCTCTGATTTTGTCGTGCCGTCCTTAAGATCGATCGCAGTGTAAAATCTGCTCTGAGGCACTTTTACGATCTTAGCAAAGCCGTCAAGTACAGCCTTTGACTTTGTGGTGTCCACATTGATAGCAAGGTTATACAGAGTAGGAGTGATGTACAGAATACGGTTTTCCGGCGATACTTCGTCTTCGTCCATTTTGTTCTGTGCAGTGATCAGAGCGGTAAGGACATCATTACCCGATGAAAGTGTTGCTCCTGCAGAAACCTTAGATATGCCTGTTGTACCTGCATAGGTCGCGAACCTGAATGCGTCCTGTTCGGGAGCAACCTTGACGCGGATAAACTCTGAGGACAGTCTGCCGAAAGCAAGTCCTGCAGTCTCCTCATTGTCCATATTGTCAACGCTGAATTTACGACCTCTGTCGTAATTAAAGGTAACAGTCTCGTTTGTAAGAGTAACATCGCCCTTTACATAGCCACTGTTTCTGGAGTAGTCCGCCAGACCGTCCATAGAGATCTTAGGGATTATGATCTCATTTGCGTTTGCGCCCGCTTTAACAAGAGTAGGATCGCTGTCGAGATCGGCGGTCAAAGATGCCTGCTTGTAAACCTCGTCAAGCAGTGCGATGTAGGTTTTAAATTTTGTAATTGCGTTTGCCATAATATTTTACCTCCGTAAAATTACTTAGTCGCAGGCAGACCCATTACGGCTCTTGCCTGTGCGTCTGATGTTGTTTCTGTTGCCGAACCGTGGTCAAGACCGGTGTCTATCCTTGCGGTAGGCTCATCACCATCCGCAAAGAGAAATGCTTTGTCGGCCTTAAGCTTGTCAAGCTGTTCGGTAAGACCTGTGATCTTGCCGTCATCGTCAAGCTTGAGGAGCGACGAGTCAAGCTGAGACTTGACAATGTCCACATCTCTTGCTTTTGCTCCGGCAAGGGACAGTTCCAGAGCCTTGTCAAGCTTAAGTGCGGCAATATCTGCATTGTACTTGCTTTCCCAGTCGGACGCCGCTTTCTTAAGTCCTTCAATGTCCTCGCCGTCAAATGCTTTGACCTTATCAGTAAGCTCTGAGATCGTGCATTTTGCCGTTTCCAGTTCTGCGTTAAGGTCTGTGTACTTCTGCTGTTCTGCGGTCAGCTCCGCTGTGTGCTGTTCAAGCACCTTGTTTGCCTGCTCCTCGGTAATACCGAGAGCTGTTAAATCTTTCAGTTCCATAGGGATTTTTCCTCCTTAATTTTGAGTATAAAATTTATCTCCTCGCAAGCGGCTCGGATTTTTGCTCCGCAAAAACGAGGATAAATAAAACGCCCTTGAAAGAGCGTTTTACTATCGTTAAAATGCAGTTTTAATCATCTGATAAATCTACAAGGCATTTAATAACCAAACAAATACCTTTTATTATTGTGAAGACCCATGCGGCTACATAACAGCCAACGGGGATTTGCCCTGTATCAAGGGCGTAAAGCAATATGAGGGTTGAAAGCATAAATTATCAGCTCCTTTTTGCAAAATTAAAAGCCCCCAGTAGCTGGGAGCTTATTCATTATGAATTTGAAAATAAACCTTATCATAAATATCCAATGCTTTATATCCGAAATCTGTCATATTATTCTGATTTTCGTCCATGCCATAAACAACTGATATGTTGCTAATTATGCATTGAAACATAGAAACATCTTTATTATTTATTTCTATCTGACTTGTTTCGGGGAAGAGCTTGTATGGGTATTCCAAATCTTCAAAATCGCCATATTTGACAAGCATTTCATATTCATCTTTTTTGAAATTGAATATCATAATAATACACCTCACTTTGGATTACATTGAATAAGCACGCCCGTTTCAGGATTTATGGATACTGCACATTTATCTGTAACAA